CTGGGTTTTCTGATGCTAATGTAATGAATGGCTCTCCTTTCTCAGATTTTCTGATATATTTTACAACAACATAGTAATCCCCATCAATTTCATAGGATATAAGATACATTTCTCCATAAAATAAGTCCTGAATATTTAAAGGCATTTCTTTATACATGATAATATCACCAGGTTTTAGCTTTGGCATCATTGAATCGCCCATTATTTTTATCGCTCCATCGCATTTCGGCATGTCAGGTATTCTAATTGTATCTATCAAAAAATCGTTAGAAGATGGTCCTAGAATTTCTTTAATTCCTGCAGACGCCTTAAAATTGAATAAAGGAATATCCTGCACATCTTCTTTTTTTTCAATATACTTAGGATTATGTGAACGAGTAACCTCTAAGCTTGATAATTTGCTATCCTCGTGAGATGTTTTTAGCATGTTTCCTTTTCCTGAAAGTACCCACTCTATATTAAGATTAGAGTATTTCTCTATAATGGCATTAAGGATATCTATGCCAAGTCCTTTACTAATGCTATTAATATAGCCATTGGAAACATTTATACTCTTTTCAAAGGCACTAATTGGCATTCCACTCTCTTTGCAAAAGAGTTTTAATCTATCTTTTACTGTCATTTTTTACTTTATCTTAGAGAGAAAATCTAAATTATTAATAAAGATTTTCTCTAAATTATTTTCGTATTAGAGAAATTCTCTATATCTTTGCATCGTGTTCAATATATAACACGCTCCAAATATAGTGAAAAATATTGAATTACACATTATAAATATAATAGAAATAATTTTTAATAACAAAAAGGGGGCTTGAAAATAGCCCCCAATAATAAAACTAAGAAAAAAATGAAAAGAATTATTTGTACAATTTGTCAATTATTGAAATCATGGATTCTTCAGAACCATCAGATTTCTCAAAAACATCATTTGCTCTCACAACGTGATGTGGAAAAATTACACGAGTTACATCGTATCCTCCAAGGTCTCCCTGGATATAAGCGACATCCATCAACACTTCTAATTGAAAGCATCGGCGATTTATCACTTCTTTCTCAGGAGAATCAAGCTCGTGTGGCGTGTCTAATGAAGAAAGATTTTCTCGTTCGAAACGCCAAAGAAAAAACTTTGCAAGCCAAACCTTGTCGTTTTTCTCTTCGTCGTGTGAGAAAAGTGTAGCTAACGATGAAACATAATAATTCCTTAAAGCTTCTAATTGAGCTTTTAATAAAATAACTTCTAAATTCATAATTATATAATTTATTATTCACTACAAAAATACAAAAAAAAATGAAAAGATATATAGTAGTATCAGATACAGAAAGAGAGCGTTTGGTGCGTGTTTATAAAGTTAATGCTCGCACAGTGTATAACGCATTGACATATTCGAGTGATAAAGGTCGTGGCTTCACGGATACAGCAAAGCGAATTAGAGAAGACGCATTAAGACATGGTGGAGTTATCATGAATGGCGATTGCGTGGAGATGGAAACTCTTCACTTTCACGACAAAACAATTGTGCAAGTATTTCCTGCAGATAGAGAGATACGCATTAGTGGAGACAAAGCAAGACTTTACAAACAAGGCAAACTAATAAAAGAAATCGAAACCCCACTTATTGCAGAATTGGAAAAGCTTCAAGATGAAATTCGCCCACATTTAAGAGATTATACTAACGTCCAAAGATTATAATAATGATAGAATATTACAACGATAAACTTTGCATAGCTTCAAATGAGCTCGTTGAGCGAGGTCTTATTTCCTATGACAACTATAAAAAGATGGTTGCAAGAAAAAAGTTTGTAGTTGTACGCCAAGGAAAAGGATTAGGTAATTACGCTTTAGTTGCTGTTGATAGTCTTCCATCTGACATGAAAGAAGCTGTTAGAGAGTGGTATCCAAATATCGAAATAACACGCCTTGTGAAGTGGATAAAAGATAACTATATCTATGATAGAAACGCTTACAATTTCTATTCAGACGAGGAGTTATGTGGCGCAAAACTTTCACAAAAGCATATCTTAGAATACACCAACAATGCAAGTGTGATTCAATGTGCAATATCACTTTATAACAATGCAAAAGCGCAGCACCAAGTGATGGGTGAAAGGTATGATTGGGAAATGATGACGCAGTGTTTAGAGCTAATCAAAAAGGAATTTAACCACACATTACCTTCAAGTGTTATTCGCTTTAGAAAGAAAGTGAACGAATTTAAGAAGCAAGGCTATAAATGTTTGATAAGTGGAAAGTTTGGTAATCAAAACACTAGACGTGTAGACTACAAAACAGAACAGTTGATTCTTGGTTTAGCTATACAGGGCAATCAACCCTTTGCAAAGCAAGTTCACGACATGTATATTTCTTTCGTTTGCGGTGAAATTGAAGCTTTCGACCCAACGACAGGTGAAATGTTCAATCCAGACGAGTTTGTCGACAAAAAAGGCGAACCTAAGAAATTGAGCGAAGCAACAATAAACTTCTACATGAATAAACCTAATAATAAGGTTTTGATTGAGCATAAATTGAAGAGCTGGACCAGCTTTATGCATGAAAATGCACCACACGTGCATCGCCATGCACCAGAGTTCTCACTTTCAAAGGTGAGTTTTGACGATAGGGATTTGCCACGCAAGTTGAAAGATACTAAACTTAGACCAAAAGCATATTATGCTTACGATGTTGCAAGTCAATGTGTAGTTGGATTTGCTTACAATCGCTATAAAACAACTGACATCGTAATAGAGTGCTTTAGAAGTATGTTTAGACTACTTGATAGACACGGTTGGGGCACTCCTGCGCAAGTCGAGGTTGAAAATCACTTGATGACACAGTGGAAAGATAACTTCTTAAAAGCCGATGTGATGTTCCCATTTGTGCGCTTCTGTGCTCCTCAAAACTCGCAAGAGAAGTATGCTGAACCAATGAATGGTGGAAAGAAGAAAGCAGTTGAACACCGCAACCACTTAGGTATTGGACGCTTTTATGGAAAAGGCAAATGGCGTACAGAAAGCAAGAAGATAAGCGATGCAAGTAATGACTCATACGAAGATAAGGAATATTACACCTGGGAGCAACTAATATTAGAGGATGCTTGCGATGTGATGGAATGGAATAATTCTTTACATCCAAACCAAAAGAAGTACAAAGGCATGACACGCTGGCAAGTGTTTGAGGCGAATATCAACCCTACACTTCAACCAATTAATAAAGCCGTTTTAGCAAGATATATTGGTGAAAAAGTGGAAACTAGCATCAGACGAAACAGCTATTGCAGAGTTGATCATCAAGATTGGTGGCTCAGCGACACAAGCGTTCTTGAAAAACTTGCTCCAAACAACATGAAGGTGGATGCTTATTACATTCCAGATGAAGAAGGTAAATATAATGAAGTGTTCATTTATCAAAATGACATGTTGGTTGATAAACTAGAAAATTTAGGAACATTCAACACTGCAGATGCAGAGCAAACAGAAGAGGATAAAGCTATATTCTTGAAACAGCAAAAGAAGATTGCAAGCTTTAGAAAATACCTCAACGACAATTCTATTGCAGATGTGGGTGTGATACGAGAAAAGGAAACTTATATCGAAGACGAGCAAGAACTTGCTGCAGATGTTCAACCTCTGGAGGAAGAAGAAATAACAACAACGGCAGTAACGGATTACAGCAAACTTGCTTTAAGCGATTATTAAAAATAGCACTTCTTTTAAACAAAAACAAACAACGTTCAAATAACATTTAAACTCTATTTAAATATGATTACAAGCGATATAAAAATACGAATTATCGAAGCTATTAAAGCTAATCGTGAAAATTATCCAAGTGACGCAAAGCACGCAGCAGCACTAGGTATTAATACTGCAGTGTATAGTGCAGTGAAAAACGGACAAACCGACAAAGTTTTGAGTGATGCAAGTTGGATTGCTATTGCAAGAAGATTAGATGTTGAGTTGCGTTCAAAGATTGAGTGGAGAGCAGCTAAAACACCTACATATCTTTATATAATAGCACAGCTAGAGTTCTCACAGAACTCTTGTACAAGTGGAATTCTTTGCGATATTCCAAATATTGGAAAGACATTCACAGCTCGCCTGTACGCATCAAGTCACAAGAATGCAGTATATATCGATTGCTCGCAGGTAAAAACAAAGCTAAAACTAATTAGAAAGATAGCTAAGGAGTTTGGTGTGAATAGCAATGGACGATACAGCGATGTGTACGATGATCTTGTGTTTTACCTTCGCAGCATTGATCAGCCTTTGATTATTTTAGATGAAGCAGGCGACTTACAATATGAAGCATTCTTAGAACTTAAAGCTTTGTGGAATGCAACTGAACGCTGTTGCGCTTGGTATATGATGGGTGCAGATGGTTTAAAGGAAAAAATAAACCGCTCTATTGAGTGTAAAAAAGTAGGTTATACTGAAATGCTTTCACGTTATGGTGATAGATATTCAAAGGTAACACCAGATGATGGCAAAGAAAGAGAGAAGTTTTTGAGAGAACAGGCGCACATTGTAGCGAAGCTTAATGCACCAGAAGGCACAGATATAAAAGCAATAGTATTGAAGACACAAGGTGGTTTAAGACGTGTCTACACGGAAATAGAAAAATTGAGAACTATTTAAAAGTAAGTGAGATGAAAATATTTGAGATGGAAATGGAAACAGCCTTAAAAGGCATTCACTCTGAACTTGCAGAAATGAATAAAACAAAGCACATTGATTATGAGCAGCGCAAGTATGAAGTGATGAAAGATGTTTTTACAAACACCATTGTAAGAATGGTCGTAAAAACCGATGAGGTTGCAGATACATTTATAGAGAGAGCTTTGATATTTAGCGAGAAGGCTGCAGACAAGTTCATTGAACGATTAAAAGCTGGAGGTGAAAAAAGATGAGAAAGCAAACCAGACTATACAGTTTAAACGATATATCACAGCGTAAATACAAGACTATAAATTGGGAAGGGCAATGGAAAGAGGCTTTTGGTTGTCCTGCAATTAACGAGACATGGTTTATTTCTGGAGCATCAGCGCAAGGAAAAAGTTCTTTTGTAATGAGACTTGCAAAAAAGCTTTGTGAATATGGAAAAGTTCTTTATGTAAGCGCAGAAGAAGGGATAAGACAATCGTTTCAACGAAGAACAAAGATGTTCAACATGGAAGAAGTGAAAGAGCAGTTCTTTGTGATTGTGAATCCTAATATCGAGGCTTTAAAAAGTCGATTAGCAAAACGCAAGAGTCCTCGATTTGTTATTATAGATAGCTTTCAGATGGCAAATTGGACCTATCAAGATGCAATGGAGTTGATAGAAACATTTAATAAGAAAAGCTTTATTTTCATTTCGCAAGAGTATAAAAGTCGTCCGATGGGTGCAGATGCAGTTAGATTGAGATATGCAGCAGGTGTGAAGATTAGAGTGTCTGGGTTTATGGCTCTTTGCTCTGGACGTGAAAAAGAAACTGCAGGCGGTGGTGGCTTTGTAGTATGGGACGAAGGAGCAATTCGATATGGAAATAAAATCGCAGTTGAAAAGAAAAACGAGATAGATAATGAAATAAACAACAACGATGAGTAAAGTAAGTGAAATAATAAATTTAACAACGCCTAGTTATCCTGGCAGTTCCAATCCTACAAGTATTGCAGGCGTTGTAAGATTAAACCAAGACCGCAAGACGGTTGCAAAGGAACAAGTGGTAAGTGAAAATCACTTCTGTAATAGATGCCAGGGTAATGGCTTTTTTTGGTCGCACAATTCATATAATGAGCCCGTGAAAGAACCTTGCTCAATGTGTGGAGGATCTGGTGTACTAGATGCACTGGTGACAATCGAATGGAAGCAACAAAATATAAATAAATAATAAGTAAAGATGAAAAATATTTTAACAAACATTGCAAGTTGGTTTAGAACTACTTGCGAAAATGAGAAAAAAACAAGAAGAATTGAACTTGAGAATAGAGTTTGCAAAGATGCAAAAGTCGCAATTCAAATAACTGAATACAATGGCACTTTGTACGTTTGCCACAACGAGTTGCCTTTGATTCCTGTTGAGAGTTTAAAAAATAGCGTGAATGATACTTTAACTGTTGCACGCCAGGTTTATGTAGACTACAAATTATCGCAATATGAAAGGTAAATTTTATTTTGAAACGAGATGCGGAAAGAAGCACCCAAAGTGGATTAAGTTGCTAGAGCAATATTTTCGCTTTATCACTTCTAAAAGCAATGAAAGTTTTACGTGGATTACACTTTGCGCTGAAATGAATGAGGAACTTCTTGCAATAAAAAAGCGAACAGTTCTGAACGAAAAAACCAATCTCACTGCAGAGATTTGCGAAAATAAGGACGAGTATTCGATCGAGATTAAAAGAAACCAAGTGACAATGGCTGTTATTCGCTTTAGAGAGAATTAGAGAATGAAAAAGATAAATAATTACAAGTATTTCTACTTCCTTCTTCGCTACATCTACACAGATAAAGAAGAACAAGAAGAATATAAGCGAGCAATTATTTCACGCATCACCGATGGAAGAACAACTAGCTTAAAAGAGATTGATGATCGTGAATACTTCACTCTAATAAATCAACTTGAGAACATTGTAGGAATAAAGGAGGAGATAAGAAAAGAGCGAAGTGCAACATTAAAGCTTTTACAAAAGGAGTTCAACGTTGATACGACTAACTGGGATAAAGTTGATGCTATTTGTCTTTCGAAAAGAATTGCAGGGAAGCTCTTCAGGTTCTTAAACATAATGGAGCATGTGGCAGTGAGAAAAAAGTTATATAGCATTCTTTCAAAGGGTGGTTTTAAGGCTCGAAAGAAAGACATCTTACAAGAACTTCAAATTGTGATAATCAGAGAGAACGCAAATAAGAAGAACAATATTAATAATCAAAACAAGTATAATTAAATGGAAAATAAATCAATGTTAGCAGGTTTAACTGCAGAGGAAAAGAAGCAACTACTAAAAGAGTTGCAGAACGAAGAAAAGCAAGAACGTGTAGGAAAGCGCAACGCTTACGAAGCTTTAAGAAAAGAACTACTTCTACAGGTTGAATCTAAGCTATTAGCAGTAGCAACAGATGTAGCACTGTTTAAAGAGTGGTTAAACAAAGAATGTGAATCCTTTAAGGAAGTTATGAGTGAATATGGACAACTCAAAAAAAGTGAGCAGCGCAACTTTACACTTGTAAATGGTTCTTTCAAGTTGGAAGTGTCTTCAAATAGTGTAAAAGGCTTTGATGAACGTGCAAATATCGCAGCAGAAAGACTTGTGAAATACCTCGAGGAGTATGCAAAGAAAACCGATAAAGGCACTGCAGACCCAATGTATCAACTTGCTATGACGCTCTTAGAGCGCAATAAAGCAGGTGATTTAGACTACAAATCAATATCAAAGCTATACGCACTTGAAGATAAGTTCGACAACGAATATGCAGAGATAATGACACTATTCAAAGAGAGTAACGTCGTTCAGAAAACGGCACTTAATTACTATTTCTTCCTGTTGAATGATAAGGGCGTTTGGACCAAGATAGAACCATCATTCTGTAGGTTATAGGTCTTAAAAGATAAAGTGGGTATTGCGTGGGTAATACCCATTTTTTATTGCAGGTAGAATTGGGTATTGCGTGGGTAATACCCAATTTTTCATTATTGCAGATAAAACTATATGTGTTTGTTTGGTTTTATGATTGGATTTTGTATATTTGCACCTATGGCAAAAGGTCGAGATAAAGAGCTCATCGAACTTCGAGATAAGAAGTTATTTGAGCGTTATTACTACTGGAGTGAAGTGCAACGCCTTCGTTTCGACGACACCATCCGCAAACTAGCCTTTGATGAATTCTTTTTAAGCGAAGCAACCACGCTAAGAATTATTAAACGCATGCTTACGGAGGGCGCAACTGTCGATGGAAAGACTATCAAAAATAGCCGTTATCAAGGTTTCAGACCTTCACGTCGAACGAAATCGAAGACTTCTGAACTTTCCTTTTTTGCTGAATAGCTTCTGAAATTCTACATGTGTATGTAGATTCATAAAGCTTTATCCCATGATTTATCGTTGTATATCTACTAGATGTGCGTATGAGTGCGCCATCGTTATTTGGACGAAAGCCTTGCAGTGTATTATGCAAGGCTTTTCTTAATTCCTCACGTTGCATAATTCTATCAATCGTTTTTGAATTTCTGTGCGTGTCATCATAGCAATCAATGATGAGCTTAACTATAACAGTACACTCTCCTTCTTGTTTCAATTCTGATAAATTATTCCATTGACAACTTGATGCGTCAATAAGAACTGCAGGATATGTCAGTGGGTACATGTCTTTATTTTCATCATCGATGGCGTCGAGTTGTCCGTAATCTTCATCCACCAGAGATAACTGAGGCATATTCTTATTTATTTCCTCAATCAAATTAATAATTAGTTCTTCCATATGCTTTTTCTTTTAATTCGTTTAACTTCTTTTCTATCATCTCTCTTAACTTCTGATTGAGCTCGTAGCTCTCACCTATAAATCTTCGCTGTGGGATTTTTAGTGTCTTCTTTTTTGTGAGTGCAAGGCTCATCCACATTTTTGCTTCTGGTGGCATCGTATCAAAACTCATCTTTGCTTTTTTGTCTTTATCTTTGCCTTTCTTTTGTCCTGCAATTGAATAAGCCTTTGCCCAAAAGAACTTCTTCATTTTGGGTGTAACAGTTATCGTTGCGCCATTATTATGATAGTTTGCGTATGGTTGTGGGTTATTTATAATAACAGTGCCAGGCAAAACTTGCGAAGAGATACTTCGCATAAGCGTATCAGTTCCAGAAGTCAAAGGCTTGTATCGGCTTCCATATCTTTGACGAACAGTCGTAGCCCAACTTTTATTGCCATTATTAGTGAAACCACCCTGTCTAAAGTTGTTTTTAAAGTGGTTTGTTGCGATAATTGCAGCCTTGCGAGGTAGTTCGTTTTGAGCTGCTTTTGCTATCTCTTCAGGGCATTTTGATATAATAAAAGCAATTTCTTTGGGTGATATTGACATTTTTCTTGCATTTTATTTGGAGGTGTGTATAAATGTTTGTACATTTGTAACGTATCGAAAGATATAGGGACATGGCGAAAGCTATGTACCGCCACAAGGTCGTTTATTAGCGACCTTATTTTATTTCTTTAAGAACATGCTCATCAGAAAAATAGAAAAGTATTTTACCTTCATATTTTCTTCTTGCTTCACCTAATTTGTCATAGAAGGCTCTTTCACGTCCATGTAACTCAAATATGACAGCCTTAGCACCTTGTTCTTTTAAAGCCTTTCTTGCATATCTTACAATGTTGTTTGGTCCACCATCTATTTGCTTTAAGTCAGCAGGAATACCATCAAATTTAATATCATAAGTAAGATTATCTTCTCTTCCTTTGTCAGATAAATGTTCTATCCTGTGACCGATATTTGCTAGAATTTTACACATCTTAAGTTCTTTCTTGTATTTTGCCTTTTCTTGCTTTGTTTTATTAGCTTCCGCAATTCGATCCTTATGGGTAACAACGTATCCATTCTCTGCAATATAGGTATGCTCCCATATTTCCTTATCATATTGTTCTATAGAGTTTTTACCTTCATTGGGTAGACTTTCGTTTATAAATTCACACTTATAGCAATCCTTTTCATGGTTGCTAAACCATGTCTTCATTTTATTTTTAAATCCTCTATTCTTATAAAAACTACATTGATTGCAATTCTTAGGAAAATAAGGATGAGTGTCATTAAACATTTTGCCATCCTTTCCAGGATTGTTTTCTAATCCTCGCTGTGCAGGTTCAATTGGTAAATCGTCTAGCACATCATTTGGTGATGCAGGATCATCGGTTGACTCGAGAGAACACTTGCAGTTCCATCTGTCACCTGGATGATGTTTGTTCCAAAATGAATGTTCGACAGGTAAGGTTAATTCCTTCTCCCAGTAGCCACGATGTACGGCTTCTGCGTCAGGAGAAGTGGTAGGCATCCATCTCAAGTTAGGCATTATGTCTTTATTTTCGATAAACGAACGCCAATCCGCAGCGTTATGAGCTCGAAGAACAGCCGTGTTATATTCAGTTTTTAGCCATGAGCCGACATGGTGAGAAGATATAGAAGATATATCTTTCATCCACTTATCAAAGGGTTTTAAGCTTCCGTTTTCATCTATCAATTTTGAAGCCATGCTTTTGCCCATTGCATGTGTTTTAAAGGCTGCAAAGACTTCATTTGCATGCTTCACAGAGTCTAAAAAGCCTTTATTGTGGTCAATTGAGAACTCTCCTTTTGACAAGCCTTTTGCCGTGGCATCGTTCATTATTTTAGTGAGCTCTTTCCACATGGTAGGCTCTATGGAATTTTCAACATCGAAACCTCCATATATGGCATTCACGAACTCATCTAACACATCTAAATCGAACTTAACACCACTATCAATGTTATCAAAGTGTGTGTGGCATGAACACTTTTTGCCATAATAGAGTTCATCGACTAGAAGTCTGTAGTGCTGGCTTTTGCCCCTTTTGTTGGGGCTATTCCAAAAAAACTATTTAAACGCTGTTTAAATGAAGTTTTATTGTCGTTTGAATTCCCTTTTTCTTCCTCCTCTTTATCAGAATTAAGTGCAGCTTTTAACGCTTCTTTTTCTGCATTCTTTTGTTCTTTTAGGGCATTGTAATCCTTTGGTTTTTCAATTCCGAAAGTGTCATACAAATAATCGTCATCAATGGGTAAACCCATATTACTGCACTTCTGAACGATGTCGATTTGCTGAGCTACATCTATTTTGTCTTTTTTCGCATAGACGAACTCGCCACCATCAGTGTTGAAACCAAGAGCATTGAAGAGGTCTTTCATTTGATAGTTGAGAATGTCCAAAATAAACTCTCTATCATCTGCATTCATTTCATCTTCTTCTTCCTTGTGGACTGTTCCTAGTGCTTGAGTTCCTGAACTTCCAACATCTGTTGTAAGCGTATTTCCTAAAATGCGAATAGATATTTTTCCATCCCAGTACTCAGCAAAGGTTCTATAAAGTTCGCTTGAACCTGACTTGTTACCTGCTTCAATGAGTGTTAAATCGCTATCTTTGGGATGAATGTAGACTGCATTTGAACCTTGACGTCTTGCGTCTTGGATTAGCCTTCTTCTTGCTTCTTCATCGCCTGCGTCGTAGGTGTATTCACGAATAGGCATACCAAAGATATTGCAAAATCTCGCCCAGTCGCCCATATTTCCTTTTTTGTAAAGCACTGCAGGTAGGATTTCTGCAAAGATGCCTAAGCCTCTTTCGCTACCTATAAAAAGCATATTTTGGAAGTTCTCAATGGGCAAACCATCCATGTCTCCTTGAAAGCGAAGTAGTTTCCTTTTAATTGGATCATAATGCTTTCTGTTGATGCTTTCAAAGTGGATGTTTTGGTCTTCGCCTATATATAGTTGAAGTAGCGTAAAACCCCAGAACTCCGATAATATAAGTTCTTTTCTTAACTCTTTAAACCATGGTGAGCGCAGCTGTTTGTTGATAACATCGTCTGACTTTCCATTGCGTTGAAATTCAATGGGTATCTGTGTCACGCCACGTAAGCGTTTAGCCATGACACCTGAAAGATGCAAGTCGAACGCTGCACTTTCGTACATGTCGTAAAGCCTTACACGATTTGAGTAATCAATGCTTTTTGCAGCATTAACCGAGTTCATGTAAGTTTCAAGGTTAAAATGAAAGAGTTCAGGCATTTGAAGAACTACGTCTGGTTGTCTTAAGCCTGGTTGTGAAATATATCCACCTTGTATAATTTTATTCTTATTCTTTTTCATAACTGATTAATCAAATACTGGTCTAATTTCTTCGCTTTTTATTTGCCAATTCGAGTTGTCTGAAAGTTCATCAGAAGGTAGCAATGGTGCTCCTTCAACTGTAATGTCGCCTTTCATAACGCCTTTAAGCCACGTCGTTGCACGTTCGTATCTATCTTCCCTAATTTTAGACATCTTGTAGGGGTTGTGCTGACAAAAGATGTGGTAAATTGCAATATCTAGCGCAAACATCAAGATGAGAGGATGTCTCTCTTCGCCTGTCTGTGAAAAGATAGCTTTGCAATCATATTTTTTATTAAGGTAGCTTTTCATTTCAGAGATAGCTCTATCCTCGCATATTTCTATTATTTGTGGATCATAATCTGATGTGCCTTGCCTTAAAAGGCTGTCGAGGATTTCACGATGGATTGAAGCATCATAATCTTCAAGTGATATAAAATTCTGCATAACTAAAATGTATAAGGGTTATTTTCGTTCAATTCGTTGTAACCAATGGTATAAACTGGTTTGAGTTCGTTTGTTTTTGTATCAGTCATCGTAACTCCGCCTTCTACAGCGTCGCATCCATCGGCTGGGTAAGGCAGTGAAAGTTCGAAGAGTTTAAATTGGTTTCTAAGCTCTTGCATGTGTGGATTGTCCTTTTCTTCTTCATTGAAAACGAGAGTACCAAGTCTATCTAAAGGCTCTAAGTTTGCCTCTATACGAGTAGCTTTGTCTGTCTTTTTTCGTGTGTCTTCACGAATAAACAACTGCGTTTTGCGCTTTGCACATTCATCACGAAGTAGCGGTTTAAACACCTGTTGATAAAATGGGTCTTGCAATTTGTTATTTTCGATATACCAATACACGTTGGTCTTCTTTGCAACGTACTTGTCGAGTTCGAAATACCAGCCTATAAAGTTGGCATTCGTTTCGTGTGCTAAAAATCCTTTTATAACATAGTACACGCCTTTTAAC